CAATCAAAGCCAACAGCACGATTGAAATAAACGCGGCACAGAGCGCACACGTTATCGGGATATTGGTGGACTTCAATTCCATGTTTACCAATGGGGACTGGACACAGGATAAATTTTTGTCCGACCTCATCAAGATGGACAACCTGTACATCGAATCCACGGGCAGGAGCGGCGAACTATTCATTGCGCCCCGCGAATCATTCTACCGCGATACGGTTGTGCATGACCTGACGCACAAGATAGACCGCTCGCAGCCGGTGGCCATCCGGCCAATGGGCGAACTGGATGCCAACCCGTACATCTTCACAATGGCAGCGGGTAAGGACGGCCTGAGCGATGAATATCAAAAAGCAATCGGCAAGCCATACGGCGAAGCGCGGGTTTTTGTGGATAACGACTTTATCCGGCAGGAAAAGAAGATTGAAACAACCTTTGCAGGTACTCCATACAACCATGCGGGCGGGCGGTTTGTGGTTGCTTCAATGGCACAGGACGGCAACAGCGCGGGCGAATTGCGGATGCTGTATTGGAGCGGGAAAGTGACCAACAACACATGGACGCTTTGCGATGCGGTCGGCACTATTCCGAGTATCGTTCCGCTGAACCCTGAGCAGATTACCGGGGGCTATCCTCACGCGGGGCATCTGGACAATCCTTTCAGCCCGACTAAGGATTTGAATTTCGGAATGCCTTTCTACGTGAACCTGCCCAAGGGCGTGCAATACCCTAACAACAACCTGTTTAACCGGAATTGGCGCAAGTACATCAACGAAATTACAGACCGAAACAGCCGAATCGTGGAGGCTATGGTGTACGTTAATCCGGCAGACTGGCAGCGGTGGTCATTCCGTGACCTGTTTTTCTTTGACGGACAATACTTCCGGCTGAACAAGGTATCGGATTACCCTATCGGCACGGCTGAACTGACCAGGTGCGAGTTCCTGAAAATCAAACAAGGCGCGGCATTTGTATCGACCACGGGTAAGGTAGGCGGCGGCTATGATCAACAGGACACTTACAATGACCGTTTCCCGGACTTCCGAAACGGCGTGGATATTCCGCTCAAGCGGTTCGGATGGAACTCAGAGGCAACCGGCACAGGGGTACGGCCTTCGTTGAAAGATTGGATTGTGACGATTAATGGCCTTACACAATCCGACATCGGTGTTCCTTCCACCGGTGACAAATTCCGCCCGGCTATCGAGTGGACAGGGGCAGACTGGAACATAGTTTTAATTCAAGAACCATAATGGCAAAAAAGATAGTACAGCCGGTCGAGGTGCAAGCCTCGGTGAAAGGCGATGAATCGGTAAAGAGTTTCCGCGCTCAGTTGCGAGAGGCACAGCAGGAAGCGTTAAGGCTGGCAGAGGCATTCGGTGAAACCGATGCGCGGACGCTGGCAGCAGCGGGCAAGGTAGCGCAGTTGCGCGACCGGATGGATGACCTCAATGCGACGATTGCGGGCCTGCATCCTGACAGATTTGAAAGGATTGCCACAATTACCGGCACATTGGCAAACGGCTTTGCAGCGGCACAGGGCGCGGCGGCTTTGTTGGGCGGTGAATCTGAAGAACTTCAAAAACAAATGGTTCGCGTGCAGGCGGTAATGGCACTCAGCCAAGGCATCGCTGGCATGAAGGACATGGGCAAGCAGATTTCCGGCCTTGCAGCGGACGCGAAGAAAATGCTCATCCCGGCATTCACTTCCGTGGCAGGTGCAGCGCGGGCAGTTGGCGCGGCATTGGGCATTGGGCTGATTATCGGCGGCATTACAATGCTCATCGGACTGGTTCAAAAACTTGACCTATCTCTGGACGGGGTGAGCAAGACAGACAAGAAGCTGTTGGCATCGCAGAACGCACGGCTTAAGGCATCGCAGGATCAGGTGGATGCGTTGGATGCGTCCGACAATATTCTTAAGGCACAGGGCAAATCGGAAAAGGAAATTCTTCAGATGAAGATTGCCGCGCTGAACGTCACAATTAGCAACCAAAAGGCTGTAATTGAAACGAGTAAGGCACAGGCGGATGCTCAGTATGCGGCTGCCAAGCGCAATAAGGATATACTTGTCGGCATCCTGAAATTCATCAACTCTCCTATCCGTGGCATTCTTTCCGCTGTGGATGCTATCGCGGAAAAATTAGGATATAAGACCGGCCTTCTTTCCCAGTTTGACGGGGTTATTGAGGGCATGGCAAGTATGGCCTTTGACCCTGAGGAGACAAAAAAGGAATCGGATAAGGATATTGCCGAAATGGAAAAGGGGCTGCTGGCAATGCAGAACACGCTGGCCGGTCATAAGTTGGCAATAAAGGCTATTGATGCGAATGCGGCTAAGGAGGCCAAGGCGGCACGGGATGCAGCAGCAGCGGAACAGGCTGCAAAGGATGCGGAACACGCAAAGAAAATGCAGGATGAACTTGAGGCGCAAAATAAGGAACGTCTTGAGGCATTAAAGGCACAGGCCAAAGAGGAAGAGCGAATCCGGAAAGAAAAGGAAGAGGCAGAGGCCGCGCATCAGGCGTATATCACGAAACTGCAATCAGACGCTGATGCGTATCGCGCTAAGGTGCAATTTGACAGGCTACAACGCGATTTAGATGGCGTGAAGAGGCTTGAGGAAATGAAGGCAGAAGCGGTTATGGCTGGTATTGACTTCATCAACGCGATAACCACCAATGCCAATGCACAGAGCGAAGAAGAGCGCAAGCGTGAATTCAAACGCAGGCAGGCTTTCGACTTGGCCAATACGGCCCTAAGTACATATTTTGCGGCGCAGAAGGCATACGAATCGCAGTTCCTGCCAATCGCAGATGCATCTAGCCCAATCCGCGCAACGATAGCGGCAGCGATGGCGATTGCTTCAGGCTTGGGCCGCATGGCGGCAATATCTAAACAGCGATATCAGCCGGGAGCAGGATTACAGCAACCCGGCGGCGGCGGTGGGGGCGGTGGAATTCAAAGGCCATCCCTTCCGGCGTCATCCACCCTCGGCGGCGGTTCGCAGATGGCCGGGCAATGGAATAACAAAATCTATGTAACCGAAGGCGATATAACCGCTACACAGCGCAGGGTGAATATGCTCCGGGGGGCAAGCGTGATATGAACGGCAAGCTCACAGACCTTCAGCGGCAATACCTAAACAGGTTAGGGCGCGGGCAGGTAGAACAGCCGACACTATCCGGTGACCTGCTGTCCGACCTGGTTCACGGATGGACTGAGTACACCACCGAGCGGCTGAAACAAAGCCTGCTCAAATCTAAGTTGCCCGGAAACCCTACCTCAGGCCGGGCAAGCATGAGCCTGTTCCAATCTCTCGACGCAGCTGGGACTCGTAAGATGGGCAACGAGGTGCGCGGCGCAATTAATGCGAATGACTACTACGAATGGGTAGACGGCGGGCGAAAGCGTACGAAGAAAAAAGGCGACGGTGCCTTAAAATTAGCCCTGGAAGATTGGATTACAACCAGAGGCATTAAGCCTAAAGACCCTGAAAATTACAAGGGCATGACAACAACAGAGGTGACAAGCTCACTTGCTCAGGCCATTGCCCGTAAGATTCACAGCAAAGGATTTGATGGTAACAACTTCTTCAGCAAGGTCATAAACGATGCAACCTTCAACGAATTCAGCGAATATCTCGGACAGGCGATGGGTCAGCAGATTGCGACCTCGTTTCAGATTCTCAGCCAAAATAAGGACAAATAGCCCTTCCGTACATTATAGATAGTGGACAACGTTTACTACTTAGAAATCGAAGACGGCGATGGCCTGACACAGGTCAGCCTCGTTCAGTCACCCGCGATTGAGGAAGACTTTCACTTTTTCTCAGCACAGAAAGACCCGCTGGCATTCGCGATTGAAAGCGAAGAGCGGCGATTGATTACAGGCCCGGCCATGATTGCGGAAAAGCCCATCATGCGAAAGTCTGAATCCGGTGAGACTTATTACGTCAAGTTCAGCAAGGAGACCATCCGCAAGGCTGTCAAGCTGTGGGCATTGCAGAATAAGTACAATGCGGTAAACGCTGAACACGCCAACCCGGTGGGAGGTGTCTACCTGATGGAGTCATGGGTTACAGACGAATCGCGGGGCATCGCACCCCCGAAGGCATGGGCAGACGCAGCCGATGGCAGTTGGTTTTTGACCTATTACGTGGAGAATGACCAAGTATGGCAGGATGTGAAAGACGGCAAGTTCCGGGGCTTTTCCATTGAGGGGTATTTTACGGACAAACCAGCACAGGCCGAAGAGGAAACCATGTCGGCTATCGCGGCCATTCTCGCAAAGTGCGACAATCTTAAATTCGAAACATTATCAGAAATGAACGCAATATCAAAATTGAACGAAATTAAGAAGCTGCTGGGCTTTTCCGTAGAGGAAGAAACCCCTGCGGTGAAGTTCGCAGAATCCACTCTCGTGGATGGCACGGTTATCCGCTTTCCCGGCGATGAAATCGCAATGCTCGGTGTAGGCTCGGTGCTTGAAGTACAAACCCCCGAAGGTGACTTCGTACCTGCTCCGGACGGCACACACGAAACTGCTGAGGGCTACTTGGTGACCACCGAAGGCGGCATCGTGACTGAAATCGTGGAGAAAGCACAGGAAGAAGCACCCGCTGAAGAAATGGAAGTTGACCAATTCGCCGCGATCCGCGAAGAGTATTCTGCCAAGTTCGCTGAACAGCAGGACGCTATTGCAAAGCTGACAGCCGCCATCGAGCGACTGACCAGCGCACAGGCCAAGACCGTGGAAGTGATTGAGCAATTCAGCGCAATCCCTGCTGCTGAACCTGTGAAGAAAGTAAATGGACTCCGTGGCGAAGCTGCACGCCGCGATGAGCAATTGGAAAAGTTCGCAGCCGCAATTCGCAACATCAAAAACGCAAAATAAAACATGGCATTCGTAGTTACAGACCTCGACAATTACGGCAAGGAAGACCGCCTTCCGCTCCTGTACAAAGCCCTCTTCGGCTCTCCCACCGCAAGTATGTTGCAAGGCGCAGGGCAGGTTATCCCCGGCATCAAAACCTCGGACAACCTGAACATCCTCGACAGCACCATCTTCTTCCAGGCTAACGGCTGTGAACCAACCACAAGCGGAAGCACCACATTCAGCAAGCGTACCTTGACCGTAGGTGACATTCAGGTTTATGAGACCCTGTGCCCGAAGGCTCTCAAAGTTAAATGGATGCAAACTCAGATGGCCGCTGGTTCACGCGGTGACAATGAACTGCCCTTCGCTGAGCAAATCGGCAACGAGAAAATTCAGAAAATCGCCAACGAACTTGAGACCGACATCTGGCAGGGTACTATCGCCAACAATCAGTTTGACGGCTTTAACACCATCTTGACCGCTCTCGGATTCGGCGGCGCAGGCGATCCTATCCAGGGCAACCCGACCACCGGCGGCGGATGGACACAGCTCACCAGCTTGACTACTTCCAACATCGATGACGCGGTTCTGAAGATGGTGAATCAGGCACAGGCCAGCACCGATGGTAAGGCCATCCTTTCCCGCGAAGACCGTTTCTTCGCAATGGGTGTGGATACCTTCCTCTTGTACAAGCAGCACCTGATTGCAGCCAACAACTATCACTACAACCCTGAGACCGGCGAGCAGTTCATGTGCATCGAGCCTATCACAGGCACGAAGGTGTACGGTCTGCCCGGCCTGAACGGTACGGACAAAATCCACTTCAGCTATTGGGCCAACTACTACATCGGTACTGACCTCGTGGGCGAAGAAGAGCAGTTTGAATTCATCAACGATCCGGTGAAGAAGAACGTGATTTTCAACGCTGAATTCAAGTACGGTGTTCAGGTGGCTTTCCCAACTCAAATCGTGTATTTCAGCCTGTAATTGACAGGAAACATTTAACCGAAGGGGCGGGTAAATAGCCCGCCCTTTTTTTTAACCCTAAGAAAAAGACATGAGCTGCATACTCACCACAGGATTTAGCCACGATTGCAAAGACGCAGTCGGGGGCGTAGATAAAATATGGCTTGTCGAATACGAAGCCTTATCCTCTTACACTTCAGCATCGGGAGAAATAACCGCGCTGACGCTTAACGGCGGCAAGGCGTTTTTCAAATACGAATTGCCCAAGGACACCGCAAGTTTCACCAACACCATCACCCCATCGGTGGAGAATGGCACGGTCTTCAACAGCACTGAGCTGAACATCAAACTGCGCAAGCTAAGTACTGCCAAGCGCAACGAGGTGAAGCTGCTGTCTGTTGCCCGCCTTGTGGCCATCGTGAAAACCAATGAAAATCAGTATTGGGCGATGGGCCTGCAACGCGGCATGGACATGACGGCAGGAAGCTCAATGACCGGTGTTGCCCTCGGTGACATGACCGGGTTTGATCTGACGTTTACACACGCGGAAAAAGAACAGCCGCAGATTGTGCAAAGTGCCGTGCTGACTTCGCTTTCTATAAGCTAAATTCGCATCGGTGTTTGTCATTTGGTGCAAGAGCCGTCCTTAGGGGCGGCTTTTTGCTTTTACAGGTATTCCGCAACGCATTGCGCCCGGAATTCCCGGATGACTCTGCTTACCTCGTTCTTGCTGATTTTGGTGAAGCGGTGGATTTTCCGTCCGCTCATGCCTGACAGGTACAATTCGCACAACTTCCTTTCGTACCACGATTGCCGCGCCTGCACTCTCTGAATGGCCTGCAATCGCTGTTCGGTGTCTTCTTCCATCCATACCCGCAATTCAACATCCTGTTCTTCATCTTCGTATTCTCCTAATGCCTCTCCGCCTTGGTTGATTCTACCAATGCGCCCGCCTGAGGCGGATAAGTTGCGCGCACATCGGATGTAATAAAATTCAAAGTAACCGGCGGCCAATGCCTTTTCCGCCTTTTCATTCAGGTCGGTGGCAAGGAGCAAAAACAACTCCTGCTGCAAGTCCTGCCAATGCGGGCTGAACTTCTTGCAGACCTGCTCCGGCCATTGCTCTGATGCGAGTATTTCCGTGCAGGTCATGTGAGCAAAAATAAGCCTTTCTTATTGACGCGGCTGCAATGGAGCGCAAGTGCGAGGGCGTTCACACAGTCATCATGCAGACCTTCCGGTGCGTTGTAGCTGACACCTGTCCGGCGGTGTGTCCATTCAAAATTCATCAGTTCATCGACAATCGGCCCATCCGGAAACACAACTTCGCGGCCATGTATCGCCGCTGCAAGGTCTTCCATGATTTGTTGCTTTGAAATGGCCGTGTACTTGAATCCCTGAATGCGGGGGCAGACGCGCTGCAGGTCTTCCACTATCGGGTCTCCAACACCTGTTGAGTCAATCACAGCCGGCGTCCTGCCGACAATGCGCTGCACGCTGTCTCTCGTTGCCTTCCAATCAAGCCGGAACCGCTCAAAGAGGCATACCTTTTTGTCTTTGTTCAGGC